ACATAGAGGTTATTACTAAATCCAATTATATTATGTTAATTGTTCCTCAAGTTTAGATAAAGCGTCTGTTGCATCAGTAACAGCTTGCTGAGAACCATCAGAGCTAAAGAAATCAGGGTTTGTTTCAGTAAGAGTTAATGTTTCGTATTTTATCTTAAACGCACAATGACCGTAGTTAGCACCAAATCGGTTTTTAGTCATACCGAGTTTAATAACTCCAAGCTCTTTATCCTCATCTTCTTGCCAGATCGAACAAATGACGTCACAAGTTGCAGCTAAACCAATACTCTCAGAAATATTTTCCATACCTGGGCTATTAGTATTGAAGCCTCCACGGTTAAGCTGAGAGGCAGTGACAAACGGTATGTTGTATTTGAACGTAAGGGCGCGAAGTTGTTCAGCTACTTCTTTAACTGACTCGTATGAGTTTAAATTTTTAGAAGCTGGTTTGATTAGGTTGATATAGTCAATTACAACAACGTCTGGCTTAAATCCGCGGTGATGTAATTTTTGAATGTAGGCATCAATGTGTCGCACAGTGATAGCTTTCGGTGGATACTCTTTAATGACTAACTTGCTATCAAGTTGCGCCTTAATATGTCTTACTTGCTCCTTAAGCTCATCTGTATACGACTTAAGCTCATGGTGCGGTATCTGCGTTAGTTGTGCACTAATTCTTTTAGCATACATATGCTCAGACATTTCAAGTGAAATAATGAGTGTATTTCTATTTTTAAGAACTTGATTAGCTGCGATATTACCGAGAAAGATACTCTTACCCATGTTTACTTGACCGACAACACAGTAAAGGGATTTAGGAAATAGCCCACCTTCAATTTTTTCGTCAAGAAATTTCCAACCTGTCGGGTTAGGGCTATAAAGAGTAGTAAGTTCTTTAATGTGTTCGTCGATATCGTCAAAATACCAATGACCTAAATCTTCAGTTAAAGTAATATTATAGACTTTTTCAAAATCGGTTAAGATTTCAGCTGTATCTGCTTTACCTTGGCTAAACTTATCAGCTGTATCAACGATTGTTTTATAGAGACAGCGTTCTTTGAGAAAGAATTCTGTATTTGCTATAAGCTCTTCTCTATTAAACTTAGAATCAATCTGTTTAAGCTTTAGAGCAACTTCATTAAAAGCTTTTTTCTGTTCATCGGTGGTGAGCCTCGTTTTAATTTCTGTATGATTAGGTGTAGCACCATGATCAATAAAGAAGTCTTTAGCAACTTTAAAAACAGTTGCTATATTTTTATCATTAAAGTACGCAGGTTCGGCGTACTCAATAATAGAGGCGAGATACTCTTGACTTACAAGCGCATTATATAATACAACGTTCTCGTAATAGTCTAAATCGAGTTTAGAGTTATTAGACATTACTCGATATTATCGACTTCTTCTTCGAGTTCAACTAAAGCGTCAGAATTTGAACTATAGCGCAACTTTGTCTGAAGAGCTGTTTCAATATCTGGCATAATAGTGTCCCAGAATTTCTGAGATTTCTCTAAATCTTTTCTATATCCAAGACTTTCGCCTTTATACATTACTGTACGTCCTGGCTTTTCAATAACACCAAAAGCTTCTGCAATTTCAAAAAGTCCAGCATGCTTATCAAGACCGGTTCTAAAGTTAAGATAAAGTTCAGTCTTAAGATAAGAGGGTACGAAACGATTCTTTACTGTCATAGCACCGAGTGTTACTCCTGAGATATTATGTGCTATTGCAATAGTTTCTTCATCCGGGTTCTCAGAGCTCTTTTCATTACGCGTGCTAAGCTGTACGAGTACGGACGCAAGATAAATAGGTCCCTTACCACCAGACTGAGTCTTAACAAGAGTAGGAAACATTTCCATACCTTCGTAAATATGGTTACTAAAAAGAATAGGTACTTTTGCCTTTGCAGCCTTATACGTAAGGGTACGCATCATCGACTTAATAGCTTTGGCTCTTTGTCCAACGTCAGATGCTTCTTTACCTGCAACAGAATCTCTAATTTCCTTAGCACTAGCCAAGTTACCGAGAGAGTCAATAGCTACAATAAACTTATAGTCAGGGTTATTAGCTTTAATAACATTATCCAAAAACGCGCACATTTGATTGCGGCAATCTTCGATTGTTTCGACCGGGTAATACTTAGCGCGTGATGCATCCATACCAGCTCCTTCAGCGCTTCTCTTATCAACGGCTACTTCAGAATCCCAGATAACAGGAATATAACCTTTCTTCTGAGCGTTAGCCATAATCTTATTCATAATAAGAGTTTTGCCGGCCATAGAAGGACCGGCAAACCCAGTGATACGACCGCCCGGTACACCACCGTAAAGTGATCCCGAAATAATAGCGTTTAATGCATATGAACCAGTATCAATCCAGTCTTCAGCTGTTGAAAGAGTAGCTGCATCCAGCACCTCCGCGTCTGGATTCATACTATCTACTGATTTAAAGATATCTTTTAAATGTGAAAGGTTATTTTTAGCCATATCACTATTATAGTATCAAGATATTTTTAATCAATATCAATCTTCAAAAAGCTTAACTACAGGGGTATCCCCGTTAGGTGCTTGACTCTGAGGCTGAGGAGCAGGAACAGCTGCAAAAAGCTGTTGATACTGCGCCTGTAGCTTAAAGTCAAAAGCAAACTGCGCAGATTCAGTAATCAAGTTACGCTGATAATACCATGTTGTACCTTCTGCTTTATCAGCCTGAAATTCCTTGAAGAATAAAGGTAGAACTTGTAGTGCTAATTGACCGTTAGAGGGGTTCGGTAAGCACTGAATTACAGCGGGATTCTTTACCGCAAATGTCTTTTCGTTTGTGAGCTCGGTAACAGGCTCAGCAATAATAGTGCGGCCGATTGTGTCGAGGAATGTTACTAGTGTGTTTGTTTCGTTCATAATATGTGTATAATTTAAAGCGTTGTTAAAAAATTATCTACTGGCCCATCGCCTTTTTAGTGTAGAAATTAGCATCAATTAATGCTGGTGGCAGAAGTTCGTAGCTACTCGCTCTTGTCGGGTTAATATCTAAAGAACCTCTACGGGAATAGAGTAATGTAACCGCACAATCAATAACCGCTGGATGACTCTTAATGCTTGTATAGAGTTTTTCAGCACAGAATTCATGGAACTCGTTAACTTCACGAAGCGATACAATTTGCTTAAAGAGTGTTTCAGGAATTACTTCACACCCTTTAGTTACAATATGAATATAAGCGGCTCCGGTGTCCTTTTGCTTAGTATGACGGCAGCGGGATCTTAATGCGTTAGTAAAGTATTTTTCATCTACAATCTGTTCACTGTTCTTAAGTGAAAAGAACTTAAGATGCTCTTCTTTACCCTCGTAATCGGTAATAGTGAGATCTGCTTTCTTAGAAGCTTCAAATAAATCTGTATAACCTTCACAGGGAAATACTGCTGTAGTAGGTAACAAGTCAGAACCAGAAGGGAAAAATTTAACCTTTACAGGAATATGTAATGCACCTTCAAGGTCAGCAATAACTTGCTGTTCGTAATTAGCTACAGCTGCTTCATATGTAGCACCCATCTTACACATATCAAATGAGTTAAGATATAACTTGGCCGATTTCGACTCAACCATAAAATGTGAACCGCTTGAATAAACAATTTTAAGTGTACCGGAGATAGGTACGCCGTTATCAAGCAGGAACGTAGCTTCATGACAATGCCAGGCATCATAGCCTACAAAGTCGCTTGCTTTAATACCCCATTGATCTCTCGCTAATGAGCGAGGCATAGGGTTAAGGAGGGACGGGTCAAACTTATCGGTATATACAGCGTATGAAGCTGATGAACCGAGCGATTTAGACGCGATATCGGATAGGTTGGTTGTACTCATAATTCGTAAAATTCGTTGTTAATTTGCTCTACTTCTTTATCTTGTATAGCAAGATGTACCTGACGAGCTCGCTCTTCAACAGAGCCGCTAAGCCTAATAACAGGTACTGCATATGATTTAATAATACTATCGAAAGATTGCACTACACAATTAAAGAAATCTTTATCAATTGTACGTTGACCGTCTTCAATTAACGGTAACTCCGGTTCAACATAAAAGATAATATCATACCTATCAATCATTAACAAAAATAAATCTCTAATAATATCTAGAACTCTAAGATCCTTTACAAGAGACATAGAATAAGCATAACCATCAAGAGCACAACGATCGTAAACTATAT